AGAAGGAATTGCCAATTTCATAGCCGAACGCCTTGATGCACACGGCAAACACAGCTGGATGCTGAGAAGTTTTTTGAAAGATCAACGAGCATGACACAAGACATACGCAGCATGCTGGAACGCATCACGGCCATAGAAGGCCGACTCACACCTGTGGTGCCTGGACCAGGACTGAACCCACAACAGCGCAGTGTAAATCAACTGCCAGCACTGTTCAAGCCTCGCAACATATCGCCCACCCTGACCAAGAAGCCCTATCAACGTCATCCCATGGACGGCAAACTGGTGGGCGGCGAAAGTGCTCGTCCGTCTCACAATGCTCTGGAAGAAGCCATGCAGGACGTGGAGGAAGATGTGTTGAGCAAGGTCAAACGTGACTTGACCAACTATCTAGACAAACTGGAACAACAGGTGCATCGCGACGATGGTCGCCGTGACAGTGAAACTCCCGAACTTGACAAGCTCGCCAAGAAACAGCACATGGATCGCGATCTTGTGGTCAAGGCCAAGGACGCTGTGGCCAAGCACAGTACCGAAGAAGTCAGTGAGGATCCCACCCAACAAGAGCTGTCAGTGCATGCCCCGCTGGAGCCGCAGGTCAATCCCACACTGCCCGAATCAGCCGCAGTCAAGACCTACAACATGGGCGATGGTGCTGTCTTGGAATGCTACGGTGATCAAGAAAACGGATTTGAACTGCGTCGTGGTTCCAGACGGTTACCCACGCGATTTGACAGTTTGGATCATGCAGACATGGCAGTGCGATTGTATCAAAAGCACTTGGCCCAGCAAGACCCGTCACAAGATTACATTGAAGAACGCTGATCAACTCAAACACCTTAGGACCGGTACTAGTTACCGTGGTGTGGCCGGCTGCTGGCCGTGGTCATCCGATTCGCTACCGGAACCCACAGAGTGAGCACCAATATCATGACTCTAGACCAAGCCATTGACTATGTGAACCGGCGATTCAGATACACAGCCGATGCCACGAGTTTTTTCACCGACTACTGGTTTGTGATGCGGGATCACAACGGAGTCATGCAAGGTGACTGCGACGACTATGCCATTACAGTGTTGTGGCTCGTGTGCGGTGCATCCATTTGGCAGTTTGTTTGGCGTGTGTTGATACTGCATCAATATCGCTTGCATCGTGTGCGCACCGGTGCCGGTGAATATCATGTGGTCACTCAGGTAGGAGATTCCTGGTACGACAACTGGACTCGGCGAGCCGTGAGTCGCGAACAACTGTTTGCCGAAACCGGACATCAATATGCCATGTGGTATGTGTCACCTGTGATAGCATGGTTCATGATCTGGGGTTGGCTGCGTCGCCCATGATTGGTGCCAAAAACTCTTGACACAGCGAGATTTCATTGCTAAACTGCACAGTGCAAAGGAGATCTCACATGGAAACCAAAACTTTCAACAGCGAACAAAAAGCCAAACTCACTCAAATCATCAACGAAGGCATGCAGGTCATGCACGAAATTGAAACTCTTCAGGGCGGCTTGACCGATACCATCAAGGCCGTGGCCGAAGAAATGGAAATCAAACCTGCGGTACTCAAAAAAGCCATCAAGATAGCACACCGGGCCGAATTTGGCAAAGCCAAACAAGACCACGAACTCCTGGAGAATATCCTTGAGACCGTGGGCAAAACACTGTAAATATCTGTGCAACATACGAGTCGCTCACGTCACGAGCATGAGTCAAGGCTGCCCGGCCACAAACGGAGAACAATGAGTTACGTAGACTGCCTCTTTGATCGTGAACACGATCGCATTCATGTAGTGGAACGCCGCAACGGTGAGAGACACTATCAAGAATACCCAGCCAATTGGATTTTTTACTACGACGACCCCAGGGGCAAGTTTCGCAGCATCTTTGGAACCCCGGTCAGTAGGTTCAGCACCAGAAACAACAAAGAGTTTCGCAAAGAAGTGCGAATCCAAAGCGGCAAACAGCTCTATGAGTCGGACATCAATCCTATTTTTAGATGCCTGGAAGAAAACTACAAGGATCGTGATGCACCTACCTTGCACACTGCATTTTTTGACATTGAAGTAGACTTTGACAAGGATCGCGGTTTCTCGCCCGTGGAAGATCCGTTCAATGCCATCACAGCCATATCGGTCTACCTGGACTGGTTGGATCAGTTGGTTACCTTGGTGCGACCGCCGCGGCACATCAGCACAGACACAGCACAGCAAATTGCTGCCGAATTTGACAACTGTCTGGTGTTCACAGACGAAGGCGACATGATCAAGACGTTTCTTGATCTCATTGAAGATGCTGATGTGCTCAGTGGCTGGAACTCCGAAGGCTATGACATTCCCTACACCATCAATCGTGCCACTCGTGTGCTGAGCAAAGATGACACCAGACGTTTCTGTCTTTGGGGACAACTGCCCAAGAAACGCATGTTTGAACGATTCGGCGCTGAGCATGAGACCTATGACTTGGTGGGACGAGTACACATGGACTACATGCAACTGTATCGCAAATACACCTATGAAGAGCGACACAGCTACAGTCTAGATGCCATTCTTGAATACGAAGGCCTGGAGGGCAAAACCAAGTTTGAAGGTACCTTGGATCAGTTGTACAATCAAAACTTCCGCACCTTTATTGCTTACAACAGACAGGACGTCAATGGCATTGCACAAATGGATAAAAAACTCCGGTTCCTGGATCTAGCCAACGAACTGGCACATGCCAACACTGTGCTGCTGCAGACCACCATGGGTGCAGTGGCCGTGACCGAACAAGCCATCATAAACGAAGCACATGAACGTGGCATGGTGGTACCCAATCGTCGCGAACGACTCACAGACGAAAACACACAGGCCGCAGGTGCCTATGTGGCCTATCCCAAGAAAGGTGTGCATGAGTGGATTGGCTCCGTGGACATCAACAGTCTGTATCCCAGTGCGATTAGAGCCTTGAACATGGGTCCCGAAACCATTGTGGGTCAGCTGCGTCCCATCATGACTGACAACTACATCCGTGACAAACAGAGTCGTGGTTCCAGTTTTGCCGACGCCTGGGAAGGTCTGTTTGGCAGTCTTGAATACACAGCAGTGATGAAACAGGAACGTGGCACCGAAATCACAGTTGACTGGCAAGACGGCGAAAGCACTGTGCATTCAGCTGCCGAAGTATGGCGCATGGTGTTTGATTCAAACCAGCCCTGGATACTGAGTGCCAATGGCACCATATTCACCTACGGTACCAAGGGCGTGATACCAGGACTGCTGGAGCGTTGGTACAATGAACGCAAGGAACTGCAGTCCAAGAAAAAAGATGCCCGCGATGCCAAGGAAATTGCTTTTTGGGACAAGCGTCAGTTGGTGAAAAAAATCAATCTCAACAGCCTGTACGGTGCAATCTTGAACCCGGGCTGTAGATTTTTTGACAAACGCATTGGTCAGTCTACCACACTGACTGGTCGAAGCATTGCACAACACATGGATGCCCATCTCAATGAATGCATCACAGGCGAATATGACCATGTGGGGCAAGCTGTGATCTACGGAGACACAGACAGTTGCTACTTCAGTGCCTGGCCCATGCTGCGTGCCGAAGTGCAAGAAGGACGCATGGCCTGGTCAAAAGAAACCTGCATTGCCTTGTATGACAGTCTTGCCGAACAGGTCAATCAAAGTTTTCCTGCATTCATGGAACAGGCATTCCACTGTCATCGAGACATGGGTATGTTGATCAAGTGTGGTCGAGAAACAGTGGCTGACCGTGGCCTATTCATTACCAAGAAACGCTATGCTGTCAACGCCATTGACATTGAAGGCAAACGACTGGATGTGGAGGGTCGTGTTGGCAAAACCAAGGCCACAGGCCTGGATCTCAAGCGATCGGACACACCCAAGGTGATTCAAGAATTCCTGTTGGAGATTCTCAACAAACTTCTGGCCGGCGTGGAGCGCGACGAGATTGTAGAACGCATCCGCAAGTTCAAGTATGAATTCCAAGATCGGCCAGGCTGGGAAAAAGGCTCGCCCAA